ATATTACAATTTTTGTTGGGAACGGCGGCGCGGGAGATCCTGCATATCCTAATCAAGGAACATGGAGTGGCGGCCGCGGTGGCACCGGTATGGTACAGATTACAATAGATGGGAATAATTTGCCCATAAATTGGTATCCTGATGGGTCTTTAAGTTTATTATCTCCAGCCATTTACGAAAAAGATTTTGATAGCTTGAAAGACAGCCCATCCGCTTTTGGTAACAAAATACAACCAACTGGTAATTATTGTGTTTGGAATTCTGTTTACCCATCAACGTCTACAATAGCCGATGGCGGACTTTCTGTTGCAGCTGATGGAAATCGCACAGCAGTGGGAACAATGACGGTTAACAAAGGCAAATGGTATTATGAAGTAAGAACTGGCGCAACTACAAATACCGGTTACCCAGTTTGGGGTATACATGATTTGTCCCACAATAAAAATGTGACCGGCTATCCTGGTAGAGATGGGGTAACAGGTTGGGGCGTAAGTATTGGTCCATACACAGGCGATGGCTATACTAGGATTTATTTAAACGATAACGGTAATTACTCTTTAACATATCTCACTTCCCCAGATCCTAGTGGGGTATGGAACACAAGTGACGTGATAATGATAGCTTTTGATGCTGACACAGGTAAATTTTGGGCTGGACGCAATGGTGTTTGGTACAATAATAGCAGTGGCAACCGAGGAGATCCAGCCGCAGGCACAAACCCGTTAACAACATACACGGTTAAGAGTTCTAGCGTGTTCGCACCAGGCGGCAGTGTTTATGATAGTACCATATCCTACGCCAATTTTGGTCAACAGTCATTCCGTGGTGCTTATGTATCAGGGTCAGGAAATACTTATACTGGATCCGGATTACCTCCTGCTGGATTTAAAGCTTGGACTAATGCCAATTTGCAATTGCCACAGATATACAAAGGCAACAAATATTTTGATGTGATAACTAGAACTGGAACAGGGACATCTGTGACAGTTACAGGGTTGGGATTCAAACCTGATCTGGTTTGGACTAAAATAAGAAACGATACCGGCAATCATTATTTGGTTGATTCGGTTCGTGGTGTGAACAAATTATTGAGCACTAATGTAGTGACACAGGAAGTTACTGGAAATATTATAACAGGGTTTAGTAATGACGGATATACTGTTGATGCAAGCCAAAATGCCACAGGAAAAACTTATGTTGACTGGGTGTGGCGAGCTGGGAATAACACTACTACAAATACAGCTGGACAAAATAATGCTACTATTAGTTCTACATATTCGGCAAACACTCTAAGTAAATTTAGTATTGTAACGTATACTGGCAATGGACAAGCCGGCGCAACTATCGCTCATGGTTTAGGGGTTAAGCCTGATTTTATAATCATAAAGAATAGAACTTCTGGCGCATTAATTACAGGGTCAGCGCAGTGGCCGGTATTCCATAAAGATCAAGGTGCGGTAAATGTTCCCTATTTAGAAGAAACAACTGCATATTATACAAGAGCTGGCAATTTCAATAACACCTTACCTACAAACCAAGTATTTTCGGTTGGTGGTACGGGTCAAACCGATTATCAAAATACTAATAAAAGTAATGACAACTATGTTGCTTATTGTTGGGCAGAAGTGCCGGGTTTTAGTAAATTTGGTAGTTACATAGGTAATGGCGGTACCGATGGCACATTTGTTTATTGTGGATTTAGGCCTGCTTTTATTTTAATGAAAGCAGTAGAGCAAACAAACTATTGGGCAATTATTGACACAGCTCGTAACAGGTTTAATGTATCAAATTCTGAGCTGAATCCAAATAATCCAGTCCAGGAATTATCCGGTGATGGCAACACTTCAACGAATGTTGACATTTTATCAAATGGATTTAAATTACGTGGCCTAGTATCAAATCCTAGTGGTATAAAACAGATATTTGCTGCTTTTGCAGAAGCGCCAGATAAGTATGCAAATGCATCAAAACCAAAACCTACCCAATAGTACAGGAATATTTGTATTCAACTATATAGTGAGCGGTATTTAATCCTGTGGTCAAATAAATACTATATTAACAGGATTAGTGCTCATGAGTAGATTAAGTGTCAATATAGGTAATCAAAATAACGACGGTACTGGTGACGGTATAAGAGATGCTTTTGTCAAAGTAAACAGCAATTTTACCGAACTTTACAACGTCAATAACATGGGTGCTAGCCAACTTGCGGTTGATGCAGTTAGTGCAGCATTACAAACAGAAATAACAAATAGACAGGCCGCAAGTGCCGTTATAGAATCACATGTAAACGCAGTAAGTGCGTCTCTTAATACTATTAGCGTAAACCAAGTCAGCACTGCAAATAAAATAAGTGCAATACTTAATAGTAATACGACATTAAATGGTACTACATATGATTTCGCTCACGTAACGAACAGTACTAGCGTGGGATCAGGGACTGTTGTAATAGCCGGTGGTGCTGGTGTAGCTGGTAATATTTTTGCTGGCGCACTATATACAGACAACTACTATTTGGCCAATGGCGATCCATTTGGCGGTGGTGGCGGTGGTGGCAGCGGAGTTGTAGGTTCCGGAACTTCTGGACAATTCGCGTACTATCAAAATTCTGGTACGTCAGTCAAAGGTGCAGCAAACGTTGGCTACGATACAAATAGATTAACTTTAAGCAGCGGCAACGCGGCAACGTCAACCAGCACAGGAGCATTAGTTATATCTGGCGGTGGTGGTGTTGGCATTGACGGAAATGTTTATATTGGCGGCAATTTAAATCTAAATGGACAAGATATAAGCGCGGCGGTAGCTTCTATCAATCAAGAAATTAGCGCCATTAGCAACCAAGTTAGCGTGATTAGTCAAACACTTAGCGTAGTAAATGTTAACGTAGCAACGGAAACAAGTGCAAGAATTGCAACTAGTGCAGCTTTAGAAGCACACATAAACGCAGTAAGTGCGGCAGCTGGTGATACTAGTGCAATTAATGCAGCCGTAAATACCTTAAGCAATACTGTATCAGCATTTAATGATAAACTTCTTAGTGTAGGTATCGAATTAAGTTCTAGGATTGATTCCGCAGTAGTAAAAATAAACACAGTTAGCAATGCGGTAAGTGTGGTAAGCAATGCCGTGAGTATTGTATCAGTGGCAGCAGCAAATGCAGTTAGTATAGCCAACGCAGCAAGTAATGCGGTATCGGTAGAAGTAGCAAACCGCCAATCAGCAAGTGCCGCATTACAGAGTGCTATTAATACGGTAAGCAATGCAGTAAGCGTTGTTAGCAACGCAGTGAGTGTAGAAACTGCCAACAGAGTTAGCGCAGATTTGGCGCTCAGTGCAGCTATTACAAGTGTATTTGCAACCAAAGCAAGTCCAACATTCACCGGCACTGTTACGTTATCAGATAATAATGCAAACACGGTTGTATATTTGAACAGCAGCAAAGCTATTACTACAAGTAATTTGCTAACATTTACTGGTACGAATCTGGGCATTGGAACAGGACTCACTACTCCTGTTAACAAACTACACGTGAATGGTTCTATTTCGTTTGGTGGCACGGCGAATGTTCAAACTATAAGTTCTGATGGCAGTAATAACTTTGTATTAAACAGCTATGCGGCTCAAATCTTCCAAATTGCAAGTTCTGAAAAATTACGTGTGGATACTAATGGCAATGTAGGTATAGGCACAAGCTCACCTACAGAACTATTGGCAGTATCTTCTTCAAATTCAAAACCTGCTAGGATTGCATCAACCTCGGCCAGCAATAACAATAAGTTAATTTTGGAAACTTCTGGTGTTGGTTCCACTATGGGTGTATGGATAACTAATTCATATGGTAATACCAGCGTGTCATTTAATGAAACTGCTGGTGCTTTGGTATTTGCGACTGGTGGTAACAATACCGGTGGATCCGACACACCAACAGAACGTATGCGTATTATTTCTACTGGTAACGTAGGTATTGGCACCAGCTCTCCTGCATACACTTTAGATGTTTCTGGAACCGCGAGGTTCACTGGTAACTTGACGGCAAATAACTTTTCTGGCAGTGGCGTAACCGCAGTATATGCGGACTTAGCAGAAAATTACACAGCCGATGCTAACTACGAACCTGGTACTGTTTTACAGTTTGGTACGGAAACGGAAGTAACGGCCTGTGAAAACGATGAAACCAACAAGATAGTGGGAGTTGTTAGTAGACAGCCTGCTTATTTAATGAACTCAACACTAACAGCTTCATATGTCGTACCTGTTGCGTTATTGGGACGTGTACCTTGCAAAGTTTTGGGTCCTATCAATAGGGGAGATCTGCTGGTGGGCACAACTGGCGGTAGAGCTCGTGCCGAACGATCACCCAAACCCGGTAGTTTGATAGGCAAAGCACTGGAAGATTTTTATGGTACCGATGGTATGATAGAAATCATAGTTGGTTTGAAATAATTCTCCTACAATTTAAGCTGATAAGTAGTAGTATATTATTACTACTATGGCAGACAAGATCAAAGAACCAAAACGCATAGACGATGTTGAAAAAAGCAAGTTAGACGTCGTTTATTGTATACCCTTAGAGCAGCGCGATGCTCAAATGCGTGAAAATATAGCAAGAATACGTCCACGCATACAACCAGGTCCCATCACGCATGAGCCCATAGCTATAGTTGGTTTTGGTCCCAGCCTAAATGATACCTGGGAAGAAATTCGCAAGTTTAAATACATTTTCACTGGCAGCGGTAGCCATAAATTTTTGGTTGATCGCGATATCATACCAACCCATCATGCCGAAGTGGACCCACGCGAGCATAAAATTGATTTGATGGGCACACCACAAGTTGGTACAGAATATTTGATAGCAAGTTGTTGCCATCCTAAATTACTGGACCACTTAGAGGGCTACAATACAAAGTTGTGGCACATACATTCCGGTGATAACGCACAAATGTTACCTACAGTATTTCCTCGTGGCGAATACATTTTAACTGGCGGTAGCAATGTGGGGTTACGCTCCATGGTACTTGCGCGTTTCCTTGGATTTGTAAACATGCATGTATTTGGTATGGATTGTAGTATGAGTAATGAAGGTAAAAGTCATGCAGAATTCCATCCCAAAGGTAGCAAAGGATATTATTTAACAGATTATGAAGGCGTAGAGTACAAGGTTACACAGCCACTAGTGGAATACGCTAGACAGTTCTTTCATGAACTAAAACAAATGCCCGAAGTCAACATTACATTATATGGAAAAGGATTACTTCAACATATGGCCGAGAAAAAACTTGAAAAACCAAATCAGCTTAAAAAGCCCAAGAAAGAAATAGCTTACATTAATCCCAAAGTGATTACTGAAGAATATTTAAAGTTGAACAAAACATTGCATGAGCAAAATCCCAATTATGGTGTAAGCGGCGCAAAACGTGCAGATGTAGTAATTAAACTATCAGAAAGCATGAATACCAAAAATATATTGGATTACGGCTGCGGCAAAGGTATGTTAGCCAAGAAATTGCCGTTTCCAATATGGGAATATGATCCTGCTATACCGGGCAAAGATGCAGCGCCGCGTCCCGCCGAACTTGTAATTTGTACAGATGTATTGGAACACATAGAGCCAGATTTGTTGGATAATGTGCTACAAGACATCGCTCGTTGCACTCTACAAACTGCTTACGTTATCATAGCTACTTTCCCTGCACAAAAAACGCTACCAGATGGCAGAAACGCACATCTCATTCAACAAGGTGCTGATTGGTGGCGTGCTAGATTGGAAAAGTTCTTTGAAGTGGCTAAAATTATAGAAAGTAAAGACAAGGAACTGCATATAGTTCTTGCACCCAAGCTGCCAGAAAAGTCCATGGTAAGTACAAAAACTGATCTAACAAAGGTTACTTTTAACAATACAGAATTAGTTTACGCCACACCAAATGATGCTACACGTTGGCGTGCTAATAGTATGTTCACTAAAGAACCTATCACTATTGAATGGCTGCAAAAACTTACCGCCAACGATGTATTGTATGATGTAGGTGCAAATATAGGTATTTATAGCATTTTTGCTGCTAAAATCGCAGGAGCAAAAGTATATGCGTTTGAACCAGAATCACAAAATTACAGTATACTGAATCGTAACATTGTTTTAAATGGTGTGCAGGATCTTGTAAATGCATATTGTATAGCACTGAGTGATGAAACTAAGATAACACAACTGCATCTCAGCAGCTTTGACTACGGCGGTAGTTGTCACAGTGTAGACGACAAAGTTGATTTTAAACACGAACCCATGACGCCTAAATACAGCCAGGGTTGTGTTAGCAATAGAATTGATGCTTTGATAGCATTTGGATTGCCAGCACCCACGCATATCAAACTGGATGTAGATGGATTCGAACCTAAGGTCATTGCTGGCGGTCGTGGGGCATTACGTAATGTTCGAAGTTTGATAATTGAAATCAATCAAAACCTCGAAGACCATCAGCAGCTAATCAAGTTCTTGGCTGACAATGGGTACAAATTTGACCCTGCTCAAGTCGCAGCCGCAGAAAGACAATCTGGTGCATTCAAAGGAGTAGCAGAATATGTTTTCACACGCGACTGAATATGTTAAGCATCGTTTTGTAGAATGTAACATAACTGAAACTCCGTATCCACACTTGCAGATAGATAATATTCTGCCGGCGGATTTGTATGAAGCAATGATGACCAACAAAATAGATGAACGCTACCTTGCCACACTAAAAGAACTAAAGCGTGTAGGTAGTGCGTATCCCGAAACCAGACGTGTTTTAAGTTTGAAACCTGACATGCCACAGTTGCCGGATAGTTACAAGGCTTTTTGGCAAGAATTAGCTGTTTGGTTTTTGACCGATTTTAAAAATATAGTACTGGGAAAATTTGATGCTCATATTCGCAGCAGGTTTGGGACGATTCCCATGCTATATCCTGAAGCACTTTATACCTATGACAGCACAACTTATGCGTTAGGTCCACATACAGATAGCACAAAGAAAGTACTTACCTTATTGCTATATTTGCCTAAAGATGATACACTAAGTCATTTGGGAACAAGTATGTATGAGCCCATTGATTCTAAATTTGTATGTGAAGGTGGGCCACATCACAAATTCCATAAATTTAGATTAGTAAAAACAGCACCCTTCAAACCTAATACGTTATTTGGTTTCTTTAAAACTAATAATAGTTTTCACGGCGTAGAACCCATCAAGGAAAGTATACGCAGAGATCTGTTAATTTACGATATACAAACTGTTAAGACTTAACTGCATTAATCACAGTTTGTATTTTTTGTTGTATCTCATCAATTTTAAAAGTGCCATATACGCCTGGATGCAATGGCTTGGGATAAGATTCTAAATCACACCAAGCATAACCCTTGTGCTCGTCATTTAGTGTGGGTATAAATTCATTATCTACTAGTATAAGATATGTGTTATAGGTAAATTGCTCATTTAAACTAGTAAAAAGATCAACGGGTATTATTTTAGCATTACTTAAATCTCTGCCGGTTTCTTCCCGGATCTCACGTAATAAAGCAGCGGCAGCGGTCTCCCCTAATTCAGTTTTGCCGCCTACTAGTCCCCACGTGTTAGTATAACCCACACCATTACGTAGAAGAAACAGGAACCTATTTGTCGACTTTGCGTATATTAACGTACCTACTGCTTGAATTGACACTATGACACCTTATAAAACTATAGACCAACGCCCGTTTTTATATTCACCTTCGTAACTGCGAATCCAATGACTACCGGTCCATTTATATTGTTGATTAGTTGCAATATTTGTTACGTATTTAATTTCCAAAGTTTCCCTAGAATCTAAACTTACTACCCATTGAGTACCATTATATTGAATAATATCGTTGGCATTGGCAACAAGATCCTGTGACCCTGTGCCTTTCCAAGCATCTGCACCATCAATATTGGCCGCATCACCTATGCTTTGCGTCAAAATGTAACGTTGCCCTGTAGTTGCTGCTGGTAATCCTGCGCCAGGACCTTTAGTAAGTGGATTAATTATAGCATTAACCGCAGCTTCTGTGTCAACAGGTATGGTATCTTGATTTACTGTAAACAATAATACACTATCATCAGTAGGATGAAATGCCACCGTACCAATTACTTCTGTTTCCTCATCGCTCTGCAACAAACGAATTTGGCTTATACCCTCCGTGAGTTTACCATACACATTGATTAGAGCACGCCAATTGTCTCTTGTACCGTTTTTGCTTAAGTTTGGATTAGTTGTATCCTGGTATTTTAGTAGAGTAAGTTGATTACCATTTAGTATAACGCCATAGTTCATGGGTGTATAGTAAGAACGATTGCCTAACAAGGTCCATTGATCAATATTGTCTAGATTTAAATTGCCATGAGCATCATATATGCCGCCTATGATTTTTTGTATCACGCCCAGTTTTTTAATTTTCACTGGTGCGCTGATCCAGATTGGCATTTCAAAAGTATATGTAAAGATGTCTATTGGGTCATCAGTGCCAACCGGGATAGATCTACTGCTCCAGCTGGTATCAGTTAATGTGACTACACTTAAACTGGTCCAGTCAACGTAGTTGTCTGTACTTTGTACTTCGATACTGGGGTTAAACAACCAACCTAACTGTTCAATAATTTGCAGTTTTTGTTCTGTATTGCTGGTCCATATATCTGCCTTAATTGTTAGCTTATATGGAGCCGGCATTAATCGCTCAATAGTAAAAGCGTTACCCTGCGTAGTTTGATATTCACCGGTATGCTCGTCATAAGCACGTTCTCTTATGTGCATATTGCTAACAAAATAGGGATTCTGTACACGCTCACGATCATAGGCTAGTCCAGAAATATAACAACTAATCATGGGCACTGTGTTTAAAGTATTTTCGCTATTATTGCGAAGAATATTTGCAGCTTGACGGCTACTGTCGCCATAACGTGCAGGAACTCTTTGCAATGTTACATTTCCCTCGGTGTCCTTGCCAAATTGAACTTGAAAGTTACTCATCAGTCTTATAAACTGTATAAGGTAACGTTTGATTTGCTCATCATAAAAAAATGGAACTGCGGTCATGTTATTTTATTCCTGTTGCTTAGGGCTTTACTTAGACCCTGTCGACTTTGAACTGTCTCGCCACCTACTGTTACATTCGCAGTATTGTTAGCGAATGCAGCTTTGAAGTTAGTACCACTGCCAGGCGTGTAATTATCACGAACTGCGTCTTCAACTTTAACCCAGCGTCGGCCATCAAATCTAAATAATCTATGTGGCAAATAATCCATACGCAGTGCATATTCCCCCACAGTGGGATTGTCGGGAAAGTTGATGCCGCTGGTAACCGGAAAACCGTTAGGCGCTAACCCATCACCTGTTAAATATCCTTCAATGCTTTTGTCTGGTGTAGTCACTGCGGTATCCACAGTACTGCCATCAGCGCCGATTACTGTTTCAGGATTTCCCTGTATGTCATTTTCAACTGGTACTGTATACAACTGAGTTGTGTCGTAACCGCTTTGTGGTGTTTCTGCTTCTGCTTGAGTTACAACAGCGTCATTTATATTAATATTTTTGTCGTATGTGCTTAAAATTTGCGCCAAGGTATCAGTAGTATCTTCGCCTGCGGTAATATTATTCAATATATCTTTGTATTCTTGGCTATCAACAAGTGGTGTAATTTTTGCACGTAATAAATGTGGCCACCAAGTTGGACTATAGCCTTCACTGGCAAACGCTACATCCTGAACTACATAATAACGCTTCAATGCTACAGGTATGGTCTCGTCCAGGCTCCAATAATCCTTTTTGTGTTGCAGCTCTAATACGTCACCACTTAGCAATTTTCTGCCTAAAATCTCTACTGTATCTTTTATATGGAAAACTATGAACAGGGTATCGTTGCTAAGGAAAATACCAAACTGCTCCAAGTTAAAATCAACATCTGCGGTTTGGTATATGCCGCGTAGATTGTAGACGCTGGTATCATATTTCCTATCTCTATTTTCTAAGAACAATAGATCCTGTATATTTTGTGCTGATTGGTTAATGTAGTCCGGCTTGGTAGCATCTGTGCTGCCAGTTTGCTGGATTGGGCCTAGATATTTGTGTACATTAATGCCAGTACCGCCTATCGTGAACATTTCACTGATACGGCTATCTATAAATTTGTAGTCTTTGCTGTGGGCACCATTCTGCCAAAGCGATAATCTGGGCAATTTAGTAAATCCTTAAATATCAAGTATTTAGCGGTATTGACATGGTATCCAAAACCATATATAATACTGATACCATTTTAACATTGGAGAAGCAATGAAACGAGCCAAACGTGTGGTCAAACTAACTGCGGATCAATTGGTGGACGAAAAATATATAGGTAAAGAGCCGGAATGGCATGGCAAGAAGTTCACTGATGCAGAGCTTGAGCATGCCATTATTCGTGGGCTTAATTATTATGCACACTTTTTTAGTGGTCCCGAGTTTAAAAAGGAAATTGAAGCATGGCTGCAGGTTAACAGCAAGTTTACCAAAGCTCAAATAGAAGCTTATCGAAACAGTCCTGACGGCAAAAGTATCTCAACCCTGGGCGGTTTGGTGCGTATGCATACTCGTGGCGCACCGCTGCGACAGAAACATATTGATTACATTCTGCGCAAAGTGCAGGAAGTGTCGGCCAAAACTGACAGCGTTTTGGAAAAGATCCAAACGGAAACTGTGCCCGCAGTTAAAACAGGCAAAAAGGCTGTGGTCAATTTGATTGATGGCATTCAAGCACGTATGCTTAATCAAGCTCGTGATATTGCGGGTGAAATTGATGGTGATTTGGACGATGCTGTTACCACAGGTGCAGGTAAGTTGGATGTTTACAAGTATTTGGTTGAGAAGCAAATTAGCCGTCCTGTTGCAGCCAAAATTCGTGCATTTTACGAAGGTGACTATGCTGAAATCAAGGCCAGCAAAGCCAAAGACGCTGATCCGCAATTGGCCGAAGCTTACGCCTTTCTCAAGGGCGCTAATCTAAAACGTGTTTTGGCTTGGTTTGAGAAAACGTTTAGCGACTTGGATAACTATGTCAAGCTGAAAAGCCTGGACAAGAAACCACGTAAACGTAAGGCCATTAGTGCAGAAAAAACGGTGAGCCGTATGAAGTTTTTGCGCGAATACAAAGAACTTAATTTGGTCAGTATTAGCCCTACAGAAATTGTAAAAGCTGAACAGCTCTGGGTCTTTAATACCAAGACTCGTAAACTGGGACGCTATGTAGCTGAATCCGGTAACACACTTACGGTCAAAGGCACTACGATTCAAAACTACAATGAGCGCGAAAGTATTGCTAAAACTGTGCGTAAACCCAAGGAAAAATTGCCAGAACTTATGAAGGCTGGCAAGGTCAACTTGCGCAAGTTTATGGATACGATCAAAGCTACCAGCACTAAACTAAACGGCAGGATCAACGCCGATACACTGTTGCTGCGTGTCGCATAATAAAAGTCCTAAGTAGGTAATTTGATCCCGGGCATGACTCGGGATCTTTTTGGGCCTAATTCCTATCACAGCGCATAAATAACGGATAGGAAACCATATGGCCAGTATCGAAGAATTAAACAAATCCAAAGCACAATTACGCGCCAGAATACAAGATTATATAAGATTGCGTCTGGGCGATGCCATGGTCGATGTTGAATTAGACGCAGAACATTACAACATGGCCATTGATCAGTCTATTCTACGTTATAGGCAACGTGCTGCAAACGCGACAGAAGAAAGCTATGCCTTTCTAGATTTGGTTGGTGAGGTTCAGTCTTACACATTGCCACAGGAAATATTGGAAGTGCGTCAAGTATTCCGTCGTGGCATAGGCAGTGTAACTGGCACCACAGCAAGCCAGTTTGAACCATTTGCTTCTGGCTATTTGAATACTTATATGTTGGTAGCAGGTCGCGTTGGTGGACTAGTCAACTATGAACTGTTTACTCAGTATCAAGAACTGGCAATGCGTATGTTTGGTGGACATGTGAACTTTACCTGGAACCGCGTGGGCAAACAATTAACCATAGTTCGTAAAATGCCAAACTTGGGCGGCGCAAGTGGTACCGCTTCTGCTACTGCTATCGTTGGTGATATCATAACTGTAAGTGATACAAGAAAACTAACGGTCAATGCTCCCATTACCTTCGTTAATACTACTTTTGGTAACGTAGAATCTGGCAAGCAATATTATGTAAAGTCTATACCAACCAATGGCGCACCAGGAACTATAACAATAAGTGATACTGTGGGGGGTACCGTAATTCAATTGGACGATGCAACTGGCAATATGAGTTGGGTCAGTGGTAATAAAGATCAAATATCAGAAACTGTATTGTTATGGTGCAATAACTATAAACCAGAGATAACCTTATTGCAAGATTATCAAATATTTCCCTGGGTTCAAGAATATGCTTTTGCTATTGCGAAACATACACTGGGAGAAGCGCGAGAAAAGTTCAATACTATAGCTAGTCCGCAGGGTGGCACAAGCCTAAATGGCGCCACGCTTAAAACAGAAGCTAAAGAATTAATGGATAAACTGGAAGAAGAATTGAAACTTTATGTAGATGGTTCTCAACCCTACTGGTTCGTGATTGGATAAACATATGAGAGCACGAGAATTTATAGTTGAAACAGCACCTGACGGAAAAATGAAAGATGAACACAAAGCATCGCATACTGGTATGTGGCGTATGCGTGATGTTGGTGGCTATGATAGAACTTACCACTTAAATCGTTTTATGATGGCTATGGCTATGTCAGATGGTAAAAGTACCGGCAAGATTGATGGTATAGATGCCAGTAGTTGGGTAGAGAAATTCAATATTGCTCATCCTTATACGCCACAGGAACACAATATGGTGGCCGCTGCAATGGCTACAATACCAACTGATGGTGAACAGCTCAGTGATGATTTAATGAGCCACGAAACCCCAGACGTCAATAAAACGAGTCCACTACCCAAAAAGAAAAAGAACCGTTACGGAGTTTAAATGAGATTTAAAGAAATCATGGAGCAGTTGGAGTTTCATAAAGATCACAAGGATGCTATTCCTGGTGCTGTAAAATCTGGTCTTGATGCAAATCCAGAAGGTCCCAGCAATTATTATCACAAATATAGGCTGGGTGTAGCAATGGCTGGCAGTCCAGAACATTTAGAGAATATAACTAATACTGGTCCTGCTTGCGATAACATGGTTACTTTGTCTTACACTGACGCTGATCGTGACATCATTAAAAAAGCTCATAATAAAATGGGTTACCCATACAAAGAACTTACGTCCCAGGGTAGCAAAGAGCACGAGTCAGTAAACAAGGCAAGCCCAGTGCCCAAGCGTCGCAAAAATCAACACGGCGTATAAAAATTTGACACCGCAGATCCTGATGCTACAATAGCACAAAGGATCTAACTATGAGCAAAATCATTGCAGTATGCGGTTGGCAGGGGTCAGGTAAAGACACCATTGCTGACTATCTCGTAAACAACTATGGCTTTAGACGTGACAGCTTTGCCAGTACTCTCAAAGATGCGGTAAGTGTGATCTTTGGCTGGGACCGTGAGCTTTTGGAGGGTCGTACTAAAGCCAGCAGAGCTTGGCGTGAGCAAGTGGATCAGTGGTGGGCCGAGCATTTGAACATACCAGACCTAACCCCACGTTGGATATTGCAGCAGTGGGGCACTGAGGTAGGTCGTAGAGGCTTTCACGACAATATCTGGGTAGCTAGTTTGGAAAACAAACTACGCAAAACCACCGATGACATCGTGATTTCTGACTGTAGATTTCCCAATGAGATCGAAGCTTTACGCAATGCTGGTGCTAAACTGGTGTGGGTTGAGCGTGGTGATAGGCCTGTTTGGTACGACTGGGCGGTACGCTATAACCGGGCCAATGATGAGCAGCGTACCATTATGCGCATCGTAGCCGATCTAGAAGAAAGCATGTTTCGGTACCGGATCCACGAAAGTGAGTGGGCTTGGGTTGGGCATGAGTTTGACTACAACATTGACAACAATGGTAGCTTGGAAGATCTATACACCCAAGTTCGTGCCATAGTTTAGAAGTCTGGCACCAAATCTCCCTGAGCCCATCCCGTCTTACTTTTAACTATTTCCAGTTCGCAATTTAGGCAAATAGTTTTTAAGTTAGTGGGATGGGTATCACCACGACGACCATTTATATGGTAAACGTGTAATTGCTCACGATACTTACTCTTAAAGCCACATTTCTCACAGTAAGTTTTCTTCTTGTAGCCTGATCTCATCCAAGCAGGATTTTTAGCTAGCCCCAGTCTTGAGCAACGATCGCATTTGGATCGGTAGTAAGTGACGCCAGACCTGATTAAGTTAATAGCACAAGGTTTTTTCTGGCACACTGGACAAGTTGGTCTAATTTTTTCCCTTACTTTCATTCTGTATTTATTGAAAAACCTTAATATCACCTTACTTAGCTCCTAATCAGCACTGATTTTGGGGTTCTAAATAAATATTGTTATTAACGTGAGGAACACAATTATGGTATCACTAGTATCCCCAGGAGTAAGTGTACAGGTTATTGACGAGAGCATTTATGCTCCAACAGCAGTGGCAACAGTGCCGCTAGTTATTTTTGCTTCAGCTCAGGACAAAACTACGCCCAGTGGCACTACCGCTGCTGGAACGCTAATGGCCAATGCTGGTAAAACATACTTAATTAGCAGTCAGCGTGAACTAGTTTCTACATTCGGCACACCACAATTTTATAAAGACAGCAATGGTACGCCACTACATGGCTATGAAATTAACGAATACGGACTGATGGCTGCTTATAGCGCATTGGGCGTCAGCAATCGTGTTTACATGCTACGTGCAGACATTGATCTAGCACAGCTGGTTGGTACAAGTGTTCGTCCAACCGCAGCACCAGCAAATGGTACTGTATGGCTGGACCTAGCAGACACACGTTGGGGTCTGTTTGAGTGGGACGCAGATACAAAAACCTTCGTTAACATTGATAGCCCAACTTTGATCACATCTGTTAGCCAGCTTGTGGGTTCAGTAGTAACTGGTGCACCACTACAAACTATTGGCAGTGTGGGTGATTACGCTATTGTAGTAGCCAGCACACAAAATTCAGTTTACTATAAATGCCATGACAACACTTGGCAAGAAGTTGGTAGCGATGATTGGTGTAGCCGTATTCCTGCTATCATCAGTGGTTATACTAACCCAAGTATTAACGCTTCGCATAGTTTGTTTATTAACACTCAGGAAGTTACTTTAACAGCAGCTACTATTGCTAATGTAGCCAGCAGAATTAATACAGCAGCTATAACTGGTATTACTGCATTTAATGACAATGGTGTACTAAAAATTTGTGCAGACAGTACAGCAACCAGTGATGGCAGCACCGTGGACGGTCAAATTCACATTACTGCAGGTACTGGAACATTGTTGGCCAATTTAGGTATTACGGCAGGATTCTATAAACGCGCAACATTTGTAGCTCAGCCTCATACACAGGTTCCTTCTTGGAAAACCAGTGGTACCGATACTAGACCCAGTGGCAGTGTGTGGGCTAAAACAACTAGTCCAAATGCTGGTGCAAATTATGTGGTTAAGGTCTATAACTCTTTAACTAAAACATGGAATACGTCGGCAGCAACTCTGTCAGTTACAGAATCTAATCTAAACACAATATTAGATCCTGCTGGTGGTGGTGCCAATATTGCGCAGGGTTCTTTTGCAGTGATAGTAAACAGTATGAGACAATCACCAACTGTGGCGGAGTTTGAACTTCACACCCGTGCGGTTTATGGTGCTACGGTAATTACTGGCACGGCAACTAATCCAACCCTAAGCACCCCAGCCAGTTTCACAATTGGTACTAGTGTAGTTGGTGGCACCAGTATTACTAATACTACTTCGGTAACTGTTCCCAGTTCTAGCCTTGTTGATCTAGTTACCGCAATTCAATCACTTAATATTGAAAACTTAACAGTATCTATAACAACTGCTGGTGCTATACAGTTTACTCATACCAAAGGCGGAAATATTGTGTTTAATAACACAAGCGGAACTCCGTTGACGACATTGGGTATCACTAGCAGCACACCTTATGTAACTTTGAGAGCAAACGGAACTCTTGCTGGCAGCAATTGGGTAGCAGCTACCTATACAGCAAGCATGGAAACACCCAGCACTGATCCTGAGACTGGTACATATTGGTACGACAGTGTTACCAATGAAGTTGATATTATGATTCACGATGGTAATACATGGAAAGGTTATAAAAACGTAACCAACGATGCTCGTGGATATAATCTATTCAACACAGATCCAGCTGGTCCCATTGTTAGTGCAAGCGAACCAGAAACACAAACAGATGGTTCAGCATTGGTATACGGTGATCTGTGGATTGATACCAGTGATTTGGAAAATTATCCTAAGATTTATCGTTATGATAATGTCAGTGGCATGGGCAAATGGCAGTTGATTGACAACACTGATCAAACTACTGAAAACGGTATTTTATTTGCAGATGCCCGTTGGGCAACTAACGGCACCACTGATGTAATTACCGATGACAAACCCACCATTGTATCACTACAAAGCAGCAATCATTTGGATATTGATGCACCAGTTGCAGCAAACTATCCACGTGGCATGTTGTTGTGGAATACACGTCGTAGTGGCTACAATGTTAAAAAGTTTGTTTACAATTACTTCAATGCTACGGACTTTCCAGATGATACGTTGCCAGACTACACTAATGCATGGGTAAATGCCAGCGGAAACAGAAACGACGGCAGCCCATACATGGGACGCAAAGCAGCTCGCGTAATCATTACTAGTGCAATGGCCGCTGTGGTTAGTACCAGCACTGAAATACGTGAAGAACAACGTAATTTTAATTTGATCACTTGCCCAGGTTATCCTGAACTAGCTGATGAAATGATTGCGTTGAATAACGATCGCAAATCTACTGCGTTCATTATTGCTGATACTCCTATGCGTTTAGCAGCAAATGGTACTGTATTGCAGAACTGGGCACTGGGCAATGATTATGACAGCATTACAAATGCTGATCCATATGTTGGCGTCTTTTATCCTAGCGGTGTAACTAGCAATCCATTTACAACTGGTAATGCAGAAATTTTGGTACCACCAAGTCATATGGCATTGCGTGTTATTATTCGCAACGATGATGTGGCATTCCCCTGGTTTGCGCCAGCAGGATTACGTCGTGGATTAGTTGATAATGCTACTCGTGTAGGTTATATTGATGCAGCTACGGGTGAGCTACAGACGGTGGGTATTACCGAAGCACTGCGTGATACACTTTATGAGAACAAGATCAATCCAATTACTTACTTGCCTGGAACAGGCCTAGTAGTGTATGGACAAAAGACCTTGAACCCATACGCCAGCGCACTGGATCGCATCAATGTTGCACGTTTAGTTGTTTACATTCGTGAACGCTTGCAGCAAATCGTCAAGCCATTCTTGTTTGAACCCAACGACAAGATTACACGCGATGAAGCTAAACAGGTTGTTGAAAGTTTAATGAACGACTTGGTGGCAAAACGTGGTCTGTACGATTATTTGGTAATTTGTGATACGACAAATAATACTCCGGATCGCATTGATCGTAATGAGTTGTATATTGACGTAGCTATTGAACCAGTAAAAGCAGTGGAATTTATTTATATTCCAGTGCGTATTAAGAATACTGGTTCAATCGCAGCAGGTACTTAATTAGCAACAAACAAAATAAAGGGGCTACGGCCCCTTTATTTTTGAGTCCATGTCCAACGGCTGTTACCGCAGTCCCAAATTCGTAGATAGCCCTGTTTTAATCTATTTTCGTATTCGGTCAATTGTTGATCATCCTTTTTATTTTTTCTTAAAGCAAACCTATGAATACGTTTTAGGTTTTTCAAATCAATATACCAATAATTGAGAGAAGTGTTGCCTTGGTAATCAAATCCTAAAGTTTGATATAATTTTCCTGAGCCCCACCTAAGGTCACCATAACTTATTACATGCTGTGGTTGATACTGTTTAATGAAAAAAGTAAATAACTTGCTTGCACCGCCCACAACATTTTTTCTTGTGCAGAACCTAACCAATTCCCAGTGGTTACATTTTCTCTTTCCCCCTTTGGCTGGGTTTAAGGCTGCAAAGGTCATTACTGCCACTAACTCATTCGCAAAATAAAGTCCAAGTTTAATTTTAGATTTAGCGGAGCCCTGAATATGCCACAAGTCTAAAAAACCTTTTTCCTGTTCTTTGTTAATAATTTTCACTTCGCATTTTCTAGCATATATTTTTTCATTGGACATCCCTAATGCATAGGTGAGTTTTTGTTTTACAATTTCTTTCTTGTGTTCCCATTCATCTTCAAAGATATGAATTAATTTAATACCCTGTTTTTGAGCTGCGCATAATTTTTCAAAATGATATTTTTTATCAACCCTAGTATCGTTATGCCAAAATAACCCATTGAATTCTATCCCAATCTTTTTTTCTGGAACAAAAATATCAATCTCTTGATTACCTAACAATTTTTTATTTTCTAAAATTTCTAATCCTAGACTTTTAATGAATTGCTTGATTTGTTGTTCCTTCAAACTGCCTTTGTTGATGCCAGAACAGTACAAACA